AAGAAGAAAAGGTTGTAGAATTAAAACCTAAAAGAAAACCAAGAAAGAAAAAAGATGTACAAATTGATATGGAAAAAGATTAGAAAAAGCTGGAAATGGCTATACAGAAAGACATGGAATAATCTTTTGTTTATTGCACCTATTATTGCTATAATTCTTTTTTTAATTATGTGGGGTAAATAATGGCTAATTATACTGGTGCTGATGTTATCACTGCTGATGACGTAACTAAATATCAACCTGATGCTTTTGGCTTTGGTATTGCCTCTACAGATACAGAAGCAGTTAATTTCTTTGCTCAAACTACAAACGATATTTTAAGACAATTAAGAATAGAATGGTGGCCAGTATATAAACAAAATGTATTCACAGATATTACAGTTTTAAATACTGCTGAAATGGTTAATACAAAAGTTAATTTAGATCAATTTGAAAGAGCTGGTGTTTATTTATTTTTAGGTAGATTCTTTTTACCAGCATTATCTAAATTTAGACCAGAAACTGAAAAAGATAGATTTGAAAGAATGGCAGAATATTACATGTCAGAATACAATAAAGAATTTAGAACTATTTTAGAAGATGGTGTTGAATACGATACTGATGCTAATCAAACAATCTCTGTTAATGAAAGAGAGCCACTTCATGGATTCAGAAGACTAACTAGATAATGACATTAGAAGTTAAAATTAAATCTAATTCAAAAGAACTACAAAAAAGATACGCAAGAATACAAAGGAAATTTCCAAGTATTATTGACAAAGGTATTCTACAAGGTGGTTTTCAATTATTAGATATTATTAGAACTAAAACATCAAAAGGAATTGACGTTAATGATAGACCTTTTGCACCATACTCACAAGGATATTTAAACAAACTTAACAAAGAGGGTAAATCAACAAAAGTAGATTTATTTTATACAGGAAGAATGATGGGTGCATTAGTACCAGGTGGTAGAACTGTAAAGAAAACAGGAAGACATAAAATAACATTAGGATTTTCTAATTCACAAATGAGGCAAAGAGCATTATTTAATCAAGTATTAGGAAAAACAAAACGTGAATTTTTTGGTTTTAATGATAGAACAGCTAATATAATAAGAAAACAATTTAATAGATTTATACAAAAAGAATTTAGGAAAATGGGAATATGAGTATAAGAGAAAATATAGCATCAAATTTACTGTCAGTTATTTCTGGCATATCTAGTCCTGTAATTAAAAAAGCTACAAGACAACCATTTATATTAGATGAATTATCTGAACAACAATATCCAGCAGTTATTGTTCAAACTTCAGAAGAAGTAAGAGATGATGCTGAATTAGGAAGTGGTGCTAGAACTAGAACAGGTACTATTGATTTTTTAATACTAGGCTTTGTAAAAGGTGCAGAAGTTAATATTGATACATTAAGAAATCAATTAATAACAGCTATTGAATCTGAATTAGAAATAGATATTACTAGAGATGGAAATGCTTTAGATACAGAGGTAGTTTCAGTTGAAACAGATGAGGGTTCTTTATTTCCAGTTGGTGGAATTAGAATGACAGTAAGATGTATGTATGAATATTTAGCAGGTACTCCATAATGGCTTTTGATAAAATTATAAACAAATTTGAAAAAAATGTAGATACTATTGAAAGAACAATAGATGAAATATCTTTGATGTGTATAGATATTAGAAATAAAATAGATAAAATCAAAGAATTAAACAATGATGAGCATATTGAGAAATTCCCAGAATTAGATCATTTTGAAAATTTAGATGACGAAGAAGATATTGACGAAGAAGAAGATAAATAGTAAAAGACTTTATGGCTAAAGATATTAAATTATACAAGGGTAATTCTGAAATAATTATTAATGAATCTAACCTTGATCATTATTTAAGACTAGGCTATAAGCAAGAAAAAGAAACTAAACCAAAATCTAACAAGGATAAAAAGACATGGCAACACATCACGGAAAAGAAGGAGTTGTAACAGTTGGTGGAACTGAAATGGGAGAAGTTACTTCTTTCACTTTAGAAACTACTGGAGATGTTGTAGAAGATACAGCTTTAACAGATGCTACTAAATCATTTGTAGCTGGTAGAACATCATTCTCAGGAACAATCGAAATGCACTTTGACGAAACTGATACTCAGCAAGAAACTTTAACTGCTGGTTCTTCTATCTCATTTGTTTTATTACCAGAGGGTAATACTTCAGGAGATGCAAGTTACACAGGAACAGGTTTAATTACTGGTATGAGTATTAATAACTCAATGGACGCAATCGTTTCTAGAACTGTAACATTCCAAGGAACTGGTGCTTTAACTGTAGGAACTGTATCATAATATAATTTATGTCAGTCATTGATAGAGTTAAATCTCATTTTGAAACTCTTAAAACTATCACTATTGAAGTAGAAGAGTGGAAAGATGAAAATGGTCAACCTACTACTTTTTATTCTGAGCCACTAACCCTTGAAGAAAAAAATATAATCTTTAAGAAGTCTAACAACTTCCAAGATTTGAATGTTCTTGTTGATTTGCTAATTATGAAATTGCAAGTCAAAAACGATAAAGGCGATTTAGTTAAAGCCTTTGCACCAGAAGATAAATTTACTTTAAGAAAACGAGCTGATTCTAATATTATATCTGACGTTGCCAACAAAATCCTTGCAGATACTAATTACGAGGATGCTGAAAAAAAGTAGATAGCGACACTAATATTAAAACAATATTAGCTGTTGCAGATAGACTTCACATAACAATACAACAGGTTTTAGATATGCCTGTTAGTCATTATAATCTTTGGTTAGCATACTTGAAAAAAGAACAAGATCAGTATAAAACTAAACAATCATTAGCAGAAGCAAGGAATTTTAAATAATGGCAAATCAAAGATTAAACATAGACATAGTAGCAAAGGATAGGTCAAGACAAGCCTTAAATAATTTACAATCTGGTTTATCAAAAGTAAGAGGTGCAGTATTTAATCTTCAAAGTGCTTTGGTAGGATTAGGTGCTGGATTAGTAATTAGAAATTTAATCAATACAGGAAAACAATTAGAAAGTTTAAATGTTAGACTTAAATTCTTATTTGGTTCTGCTGAAGAGGGTGCAAAAGCTTTTAACAACATGGCAAAATTTGCATCAAGAGTTCCTTTTTCTTTGGAAGAAATTCAAGCTGGTTCAGGTGTATTATCTGTTGTATCTAAAGACGCAAACGAATTAGCACACATTTTAGAAATCACAGGTAATGTTGCTGCTGTTACAGGTTTAGATTTTAGAACAACTGCTGAACAAATTCAAAGATCATTATCAGCTGGTATATCTTCTGCAGATTTATTTAGAGAACGTGGTGTTAAAGCTATGTTGGGATTTTCAGCTGGTGCAACAGTATCAGTAGAACAAACTGTAGAAGCATTTGATAGAGTTTTTGGTAGAGGTGGAAGATTTGGAAAAGCTACAGATGAATTAGCAAAAACATTCGAAGGTACTCTATCAATGATTGGAGATAAAATTTTTAATTTTAAAAAGACAATATTAGAGGCTGGATTTTTTGAAGGATTAAAAGCACAATTTGGAGATTTAGATAAATTTCTTGCAGAAAATGAAAAGCAATTAGAGGCAACTGCAAAAAAAATTGGATTAGGTTTAGCTACTGCTGTTATTAAAGTCAAAGATGCTATTTTATTTTTAAAAGATAATTTAGATAAGGTTATGACAATATTTAAACTGTTAATTGCTTTACCTATTGCTACAACAATTTTAAAAATAGCAACAACAGTTATAACTCTTACAAGATCAGTAATTAAATTAGGTATCGCATTTCAATTCACAAAAAGAGGTCTATTAGGTATTGCAACATTATTAGTTTCAGGTGGTGCTTTATATGGTGCTTTCAAAGGAGTAGATAAATTATTTGATGAGATGGGAGATAAATTTGATGAACTAGATAATAAAATGAAACAACTACTTCCTACTGCTAGAGATTTACATAAAACATTAATACCAATTAGAGAAGTTTTTAAAAATTCTTCTATTATCTTACACAATTTTGAACATGAATTATCTGTAAGAATTCCAAGTGCTACTGAAAAAGCTATTATTAAATTTGGAGTTATTAATAATGAAATATTAGAAACAATGAAAAAGAAAACAGAAAACATTAGAGAAATAATAGCTGATGGAATTAATAGTGGTATTACAAAAATGTCAGAAGGCTTTGCAAGAACATTAGTATATGGAGAAAAATTAACAGATACTTTAAGAACAATGGCACAACAAGTATTAGTAAAAATAATAGGATTTTTAATTGAACAAATTGCAAGACAATCACTATCAGTATTTTTAGAAAATACAAAATTAGGTGTGCTAATAAGACAAACACAAGAAATGCGAAAGCAAACTGATGAACAAAAAAAACAAAATAAAGCAAAAGGTACAGCTATGTTAATGTCAGGTAATCCTATGGGCTTTTTAGGTTTTATGGCAAGTGGTGGAGCAGTAGCAAAAGGACAACCCTATTTAGTTGGAGAACGTGGACCTGAACTTTTTGTTCCAAACGAAACAGGACAAATAACACAAAATGCTAGAGGCACATCAGGTGGTAGTCCTGT